GGGATTGCCTTGAATCACTTCTTCCCTAAACATAAGATTATGGATGACAAGGGCACGCTTACGATTAAGGATGGGGTTGCATTCTTCCCGGTCCTGCATCCGGCCTACTGCCTGCGAAACCAGACTGCTACGCCGCTGCTGCGGGCGGATCTCAATAAGGTTCAGATGTTCCTTAAGGGTGAGCTCTATCAGAACCGCGAGTACACTCTGGCTATGGATGAGACGCAGTTGCAGGGATTCAAGCATCTGCTTCTGAGCCAGGAAGTAATCTCAGTGGATATTGAAACGAATAACAACCTGGATCCGTTTGTTCCAGATGCCAAGATCGTTGTGATCTCCTTTGGATATGCGCCAGGGAAGTCTGTGTGTATCCCGCTGGATCATCCGGAGAACATCAACATCAATATCCAGGACAAGTGCCGCGAGGTAGTGGCAGCCGTATTGGCGTCAAAGGTCCCGAAAGTCCTCCACAACTGCGTCTTTGATCTGCGCTGGCTGCGGAAGTTTGGGTTTCAGGTGAATGGTCAGATCTCAGATACCATGATCATGTCGTATCTGCTGGATGAGAACAGATTGTCTTACTCCTTGAAAGTCCTGGCTCCGGAGTTCCTGACTGGATATCAGTTCCAGCCAAGCGAGACGTTGTCTGACATGAGTAACTATTGCTGCGAGGATTCAGATTATACGCTTCAACTCTATCATCTGTTCTATAAGAAGTTGGCTGTGTTCCCGAAACTCCTGGATCTGATGTATAAGGTGGTCATGCCATTCTGCAATGTCATTGTGGACATGGGACTGACCGGGATCCTGATCGATACCAAATACGCGGCGACACTGAAAGCGATCTATGAGCAGCAATTGATACAGTTGAATGCTGCTGTTAAAGAAAATTTCCCATCAGCCAAGAACGTTGACTTTGCCTCACCGAAGCAGTTGTCGAACCTGTTGTTCAAGAAGATGAAGTTTAAGCCGATCAAAGAGACCAAGACCGGATATTCAGTTGACCATGAGGTTTTGGTGAAGTTGGCGGAGAGCCAGGACTGCAAACTTGCAAAGTACCTGGTTGATATCCGGAAGGTCGAGAAGGCGCTCTCGACCTACGTAATCAAGATCCCACCGATGACCAACTCGGATGGCAGGCTCCGGGGCGGGTTTAGTATCATTGGGACCAGGACGGGGAGATTAAGTTGTGTAGCATCATGGACGCCTGTAGTTACTCGGGTAGGCATAAAAGAGATTAAGGATGTCCGGATTGGTGATGAAGTTTGGACGCATAAAGGCCGGTGGTGCCCAGTTAGTGCTACTCAGATTAAGGGTATTGAGCCGATGTATGATATTTATTTGTGTAATGGGAATGTTTTGACTTGCACAACATCCCATAAAGTGCTACTATCCGATGGTAGATGGATAACCATAAAGGAGGTAGCAGATGAGTATTTCAAAGTCATGGATCAAAGCAAATTACGAGAAGGTGTTGGTTCGGTACAGAGAGACGGATTGCCCAACGGCAGTCAGTTTGAGCAAGGAACTCAAGACGACTTTTCACAACATTTCTTGGGTATTGAAGAATTATCTCCCGGACGCGGAATATCAAGCGTTGAAGAAGATTCGATACTCACGTTCAAAGATTGGAGACAAGAATCCAATGAGGGAGAAGACCGAGGCTCAGCATCACAACTGGATAGGGTTGTGCGACGACAATCGGGGATACTTAACTATTATCCATCATGGGAAGAGGCAGTTTGCACATCATGTGGTGATGGCCGAATTTTTAGGATTACCAGAGTTGCCTCCGAATGTTGTGGTTCACCATATCGACGGGAATCCCAAGAACAACGACATCAACAATCTTGCTTTAACTACCAACAGTGGGCATATAAAAATACACTCTTTACAGGTAAAGGACAGCCTGTCTGTGCAATTAAAAAAATTATCCCTGCGGGAAGCCTTGAAGTATATGACATCACCGTAGAAGAAGACCACAGTTATTTATCATGCGGTATTTTTTCCCACAATAGCCAAAACCCGAACCTGCAGAATATCCCGCGGGATAAGGACATTAAAAAGATGTTCGTGGCTCCGGAAGGCTACCAGATCCTGAACGTTGATGCTTCCCAGGCTGAATTGAGGATAGGCTGCAGCATTGCCGGTGAGCGGACAATGATCAAGGCTTACAATGCCGGCACTGACATTCATGCGTTGACCGCCTCCAAGATCCTTAATAAACCGCTTGATAAGGTGTCCAAGAGTGATCGGCAGAAGGCCAAGGGTGTCAACTTTGGGTTTATCTATGGTCAGTCTGCAGAAGGGTTTATGTACTATGCAGAGGGTACCTATGGCTTAAAACTTAGCCGGGCTGAATGCGAAGACTTCAGACGGAAGTTCTTCGTGCTGTATTCTGGGTTCCTGACCTGGCATGCCCGCACAGCCACACTCCTGCGGCGTCAAGGATTCATTGAGTACCCTACGGGCAGATTTGCGCGGTTCCCGCAGGTTAAAGGTATTGCTTTGATGCCAGGTGATATCCTGCGCAAGGCAGTCAACTATCCGGTCCAGGGCAGCAGTTCAGACATTATTCTGTTCACAATGGTATGCTTAAATAACTTCATCAAGAGGTCCAAGATTGATGCGAAGATCATTATTACGGTCCATGACAGCATTGTTTTGGAATGCAAGGAAGGAGTGGCTCAGGACATAACTGAAGAGATCGGGAACATAGCACAATATGATATCCCTAAGTATTTCCCGTGGTTACAGGTTCCGATGGTATTTGATTCCCAAGTTGGCCGGTCATGGGGAGAGCTGGGTGAGTAAAAAGAGGGACAATCCGGGAGATTCCGGTAAAATAAGTGGTACGTTTGGTGACTTGGATGGTATGTATATATGAGGAGGTGTTGAATGAATTTGGATATGCAGTTGTCGATTGAGGTCGGCGGAAAAGACTTCAAAGGGAATTTGAGAGAGATCGTTCAGATCAACGAGGCTATGCTGACAGATGAGTTTATCAAGCAGCCGTCAATTTATGCTTGGTTTGCGACCCTGTTGGAATTCGCCTCAGCCGAGGTTGAGACTCAGAAGATGAACCTGAATATACTCAGGGCCAATCTTGACTCAAGCAAGAGACTTGCTTTCCTGGCTGAGAACAAGAAGGCTACAGAGACTATGGTTTCATCTGCGATTGAGGTTGACGAGACATATCAGGAGGCTCAGAGGACTTTGATCGAATCTGAGCGGCAGCAAGGGATCCTGAAGGCTATTGTCAGAGCGTTGGACCAGCGCTGTACTATGTTGGTTCAGATCGGGTCAACCAAGCGCCAGGAGATGGCGATGACAGATTTTGGAATAAGTATTGACAAAGTCAGGAAGAACAACCAATAAGGAGAGAAATGTTCAAGTTTGAGTTGGGAGATAAGGTTAAGGATACGATCACAGGATTTGAAGGCACCATCAATATGAGGATCGAGTATCTGAATGGCTGCCTGAGGTACAATGTCATGTCGAAGAAAAGGACAGCAGAAGGAAAGGCAATCGAGGATTGTTTCGACGAACAGCAACTCGTGGCAGTCCAAACCGCAAAGCGCAAAGAACCGGCGAAAAGACCCGGAGGCGATCGACCTGGACCTAAAGGGTTGAAAGCCCCGCCTAAGTTTGGGAAATTCTAAACAAGGAGGAAGCAAATGGGTGTTGATGCAAAAAAGTTAAAAGAAAAGTGGGACAAGAAGGGTTCCAAACGTGCTGACAGGATGGAGCTTCAGGATGGAGACAATTATATAAGGTTGCTTCCGCCGTCCCTTGAATACCTGATGGATGACGTTCCGTATATCCATTACGAGTATCCGATGCACTTTAAGTTGGGCATCGAAGGCAACACAACCAGCGAAGTCTGCCCCAGGGTAAATGGGAAACAGCACCGCTGCCCAGTGTGCGAGACGGTTTACAAGCTCTACAACACCAAGGATCCAGATGACAAGGCTTTGGCAAGCAAGATCAGGGCCAAAACCCGTTACATCTTCAATGCACTGGATCTGAACAATCTGGAAAAAGGTATTCAGATCTTGGAGACTGGCTCTACGATCTTTGAAGCCGTGCTTAAGTTCATCAACAATCCTAAATACCAGGATATTTTGGACTTAGACAAAGGACGCAACGTTACAATAACCAAGACTCCGGAGAAAGAATCCACGAGTGGTTTCGTGGAATATGATGTTATACCGGATCCGGATATTACGTCTATCAAGGATAAGCTGCCACAGAACTGGAAAGAGCAGATCCTCAAGCTCAAAGCCGCTGTCCCGGCACCGAAGTCCTACGATGATATTAAGAAGATCCTGGAAGGTGAGGATCCGAACATCGAAGCAGAAGCTGAGGCTGAGACAGAACCGGTAGTTTCCGAAGCCGCGGCTCCGGCCCCTGTTGCAGCAAAGAAGGCAGCAACACCGCCTCCGGCTAAACCCGCGCCCGCTGCTGAGAAACCTGAGTGCTTCGGCACTGACTACGGTCCTAAGAAGGAAGAATGCATGGGTTGCGCATCCAAAGCCCCGTGCCGTGAAGAATATCTCAAGGTAGACTAATATAAAGGATGGTGAATATGAGCAAAGACTACTTGTCCCAGGTTGTCAAAGACTTCGAAGGCGTATCCACTGGCGGTGATAACAAGATGGATCTCTGGGTGAATACCGGCAGCCTCGCTTTGAACAAAGCGATCTCCGGGAGTTACCAGAAAGGGTTTCCATTTGGCAGAGTCGTCGATATCTTTGGCGATCCATCGACAGGTAAGTCTTTGCTCATATATCATATCCTGGCGAATGTCCAGAAGATGGGCGGTGTGGCTATCCTTGACGATACTGAGGATGCCTATGTCAAAGAATTCGGAGCAACGATCGGCATTGACAACAGCGAACTGATCATGCTCAATTCCTTGACAGTCGAGGAGCATTTCGAGAAGGTATTCCTTGGCTGGAAGGATTCCAAAGGCAAGGCAAAGAAAAGCCTGGTGGATTTGATCCTTGAGAACGATGCTGACTGTCCGATTGTGGTGGCCCTGGATTCAGTTGCGTTGTTGTCTACGCGCCATGAGCAGGAGGTCAAATTCGAGAAGCCGGACATGATCAAGGCAAAGCAGATCCGCGCCGGCATGCGGATGGTCTCCGGGCATCTGCAGAGCAACAACATTCTTCACTTGATTTCCAACCATTTAATATCTAAAATAGGTATTGTGTTCGGTAACCCTAAGACGACACCGGGTGGATCCGGGATCCCGTTCCAGGCTTCAGTCCGTGTGGAATTATCTACAGGTAAGAAGATAAAGGATAAGGATAATGAGGAAAAGAAATTGGGCATTCAGTCCAAGGTCTACATTGCCAAGAACAAGATCTCCGCGCCGTTCAAAGAAACCACACTCGACATATACTTTGATCGTGGTGTGGACCCGTACAGTGGGATCCAAGATCTCATGGTCAGTGACGGTGTTCTTGTCGCGGAAGAGGGCAACAAGTTTACTTACACAGCTCCGGACGGGAAAAAAGAAGTAATCCGCGGTTTCAAATTTGGTGAATGGATTCAGGCCCATCAAGATCTGCTAGTCTGACCTTCAGGCCTCTTTGTTATCAGTGTTACTGTTGTACCACCGACGATCTCCTTCCCGATTTCGGTGACCTGATAATGGAGAGGCCTTCAAATAATTACCTTGACACGCTCGGGCTGTTATGATAAAATTCATTTCCAGTGAGATAGCGTAGATAAACAGCACGAGTGCAGTTGAGAGGGTACCAAGCATGCAACAGAATTCAGCAGTCCTCTGGTTATAGATTTCAAGGCACTACTTAAACGGTAGTGCCTTTTTGTTTTTATTGACGGAAGGGGGATTTGAATGAGAGTTTTCTACAAAGCGTCGGAGAGAGGGTTAAAAACGGGAGATGCGGATGCGTCAGAGGATTACAATACTGCAGCAGCATATGTCAACTGTACGGCAAAACGTAGCTGGCTTCACCAGATAGCTAAGGACACGAACAGACCTATTGAGGATGTTTTGCAGGATGCGAGGGTGTGGGAATGGTACATAGCGCAGAGGACAAAAGACTTAGCACATCGTCGGCATTACTTTTTAATAGTCGTCAAATATCGAATAGCCCGAGAGACTCCGACGTGGTGGACAGAAAAGCGTAATGAATTAGATGATCCGACTTCAGATATATATTCAGTGATTCCGTCGATGCGGGGTTTTAACGAATTGATACTGACTCGGGATTTTGACACTGCGATGAGCGAGAATTTGGAACAGCATATTATGCACACACTCGCTGCAATTGACGCTGTATTATTGGAGATGTATAATCTACGTCGGTATGATACTACAGATTGGGAGCAAGTGCGAAAACTGTATCCGCAACTATCCCGTCGGAAATTTAAGAGTCGGGTACGGAAGATCAGGAAAGTTGTAGAGGAGATTTGGCAGACGGAGTTTCCAGGGATATCATGCCGGAAACGACATGGGAAATGAATCATTAAGGAGCATATATGCTCAGCACCGTAAAGGGAGCAACGATGGAGAGTTTCTTTGTAGAGATCATCATACGTAGTGACAAGACGCCAGTCTATACCAAATCAGACTATGATCGCAGGCCGGCTCAGGATGAGCTCCTGAGGGATCTGAAGTCTTACATGGTGTTTGGATCTGACGATAAGATTGTATTGAATGTGCCCACTACCTGGGTTGGTTTCAAGGATGGTACGATCATAGCCATGCGCAAGAAGTTTGGGGAGAATATGTACACAGCGCTGGCATATTTCTCACCGGACAACAACGAGTACGAATCGGTTACTGACTTCGAGGGTAAACTGATCGATGCTCACGATACGATCTTCAATGGCCAGATGATGCGTAAGTTCGTCAAGAAGAAGATCCAGATCGTTAATGTCATCGATAAGGAGCGGGATGTCTTTACCATCAAGCGGTATGCAATCGATCTTAAGTATACTGACCCGGTATTGAAAGTGATGGATCTGTATTCTGACGCTTCATGCGGCGGCATCAGTTCAAAGGAGTTCCTGAAATAATGGCACATAAAATTTATATCGGAATTGATAACGGGGTCTCAGGATCAATTGGTACGATATCTGATGATGGAACGTATCGTTATTATCCGACACCGATCACTACCGGGCAGAACTACACCAAAGCAAAGCAGAATATCAGCCGGATAGACTATGATGAGTTGCAGAAGATATTCCAGTCGTTCCTGCCAGAGTGTGTCTTTGTGGCGCTTGAACGGCCAATGGTCAACCCGACTCGGTTCAAAGCAACTGTATCTGCAGTTCGCGCATTGGAGGCGACGCTTATTGCTATAGAGCAGCGATGCTTTCCATACATGTACATTGATTCAAAGGAGTGGCAGAAGGCGTTGCTTCCATCAGGATTGGAAGGTCCGGATCTGAAGAAAGCATCGCTTGATATTGGACAGAGACTATTCCCTAATGTCGACTGGACGAAGTTGAAGGACGCGGATGGTCTTCTCATTGCGGAGTACGCACGGCGGAAAGGATTCTAATGGACAAGTTGCTGAAGGTTACAATGGAATTCGATACGTACACACAAACCTTACAAGGATCAGCAGCGCGAAAGTGGTTGGACTCAGTGAATTCGATGTGTACCATGAACCATATCCATGGGAATTCTTTTCCTTCATATAAATGGAAAAAGACACCAAAGCGCAAACAACTGGAATTTGATTTTATGAGAGGGTAAGACGATGGCAACCAAGATTGGGAGGACTGATTTTCTTAGGACACACTACAGTTTGGCAAAAGAGATTTTCGCCAGTGATAATCTGAAGACTCTCAGGTGTAAGATCTTCCTGGATCTTGCGCGTGAGGAATTGGATTATCCCGCAAACGTCTCCGACCTGGATATTTTCTCAGCATTGCGGACATCCTTTCACAAATGTATTGGGTATGCGCCTAAGAAAGTCAAACATGCAAATCAGTGGGGTAAGAAATATCGAAATAAACTCCAGAACGCTATTTACTACGGGCAGGTGGCATGATAAAAATCTGTTTGATTTGTTCAAGAGAATTTAAGACTTCACATAAAAAACTTCGGTGTTGTAGTCGAAGTTGTTCCAGTAAATGGAAATCTATGGCTTACCGAGGTTCTCAGAATCCAAACTGGCGTGGAGGCCAATTCGATAAAAAATGTACTAAATGTGGCGTTGCCTTTACAGCAAAAGATTGCAGGACTAAATTATGCAGTTGCTGTAAAATACTGCGCCGAGAGCAGAAACCTAATTGGAATGGTGGGTCTGAACTAATCACTATCAACTGTGCTTGCTGTGGGAAGAGCATTAGTCTTGAGCGTAAGAGAGTAAGGTATGGAAGAAAATATTGTTCAATTTCATGTTCTAACATTATTAAGAATAAAACCAATAAAAAGAGAAACACTGAGATTGAGAATATAATAGAATCGTGGTTAATCCAGAACCAACTTCCGTATAAATCTCAGGTACCATTAAATGGAATAGCACTTGCTGATTTTGTTGTGGGGACTGATTTGATATTTTGTGATGGTGATTACTGGCACTCTCTACCTGGAAGACATGAGAAAGATGTTATACAGACTAATAAACTTAGGTACTTAGGATACCGGGTTCACCGGTTAACCGGCACAGAGATCAAGGCTGGTTGCAGACCAATCTTGGGAGGAATACCTGTATGCGTGTCATAATGGCACCAAATTCTATCGAAGATGCTCAGAACATAATTTTTCTTGCTGGTAGTATAGAACAAGGTACAGCAGAACCTTGGCAAAAAAGAGTAGTGGCTGCAGTTGAAGGTAAGGATGTCACTATCCTGAATCCGCGGCGTGATGATTGGGACAGTTCCTGGATCCAGGACATCAGTAATCCTCAGTTCCGGCAGCAGGTTGAATGGGAACTGGATGCTTTGGACCGCGCTGATCTGATTATTATGTACTTCGATCCAAATACGAAGTCTCCGATCTCATTGCTCGAACTTGGTCTGCATGCACGCAGTGGCCGGCTTGTTGTCTGCTGCCCGCAGGGATTCTGGAGGAAGGGAAACGCAGATATCGTCTGTGAGAAATACAATGTTCTGCAGGTTGAGACGTTGGATATTCTGCTTGAGAAACTCAAGACTTTAGTATTATAAGGAGGCACAATGCATGTAGCCAAGACTGTCCCAGGTGTCAAAGGAATCAGAGGTGTGCAAGGCGTGAAGGGTATTAAAGGTAAACCGATTAAGAAGATCAAGAGTGTAAAGTGAAACCAGAACCTTTGGAATGTTCCGTCTGTGGATCTGAAGTTGATCTTGAGGGAGAGGGTGGAGTATCCGGGTATTTCGGGATAATACCAGTGGCATTCTGTGTATGGTGCTATTCCAGTATTCTGGATAAAAAAGCATTCTCAAAGATTCTTTTTGAATATACCATAAGAACATTCGAGGAAGCACTTGCTTGTTCGGAATTATGGAATATAAATAATGGAGAAACACTTTGTGTTGAATGTCATAAGGAAACAGATACTTATTTGAAAGGCAATCTATGCAACGGTTAAAACAAATAAAAGCATTCTGTTTAGAATCGAATCGCATAGAAGGTGAGGACCGGATCAATCCAGGTGATCTTGAGGCTGTTGAATATGCCTTAGTGACTTCAGATCTATGCTTAGGATGTATCTTCGAATTGCATAGGATTGTCGGGGCTTACTTGAAGGAACCGTGGGTTGGTAAGTTCCGAGAAGTGCAGGTGGCTATTGGGGGGTACGTTCCGCCGCCGCCGCATGCTATACCTGAAGCAATGGATCTGTACCTTCAGCGATTGCCGCATATGAACTCATGGGAAGCACACAATGAATTCGAGAAGATACACTGTTTTCGGGACCTCAATGGAAGAGTAGGCCGGTTGATCTGGTTATCTAAGGCTGTTAATGAAGGATACACTTTTAAGATTCCATTCCTGCAGGCATACTATTACCAAACTCTAGCGAGGTATGAACAACGATGATTTATGGTTATATTTATAAGACCACTAATTTAGTTAACAACAAGATTTATATTGGGCAAAAGTTAGGCTTGTTTGCCCCGAGATATTTAGGTAGTGGTGATTATCTCAAGCGTGCAGTGGCGAAATATGGTCGGCATAAGTTTATGGTTGAAGTTATTACATATGCAGATAATCTTTGCTCCTTGAATGAATTGGAGAAGAAATGTATAGCAGAATATAGAGATAAGTTAGGTAAGGATCTTCTATACAACATTGCTGAAGGTGGTTTAGGTTGCCCGCGGCCAATGTCCAAAGAGACTCGCGAAAAAGTGATCCGAAATCATTACAATATCTCTGGTCAAAATAATCCAATGTTTGGGAAGCATCATTCTGAGGAAACTTTACAAAGAATGCGAAAGCCGAAGACTGAGGAGCATAGGCGTCATCTTAAAGGATTAAATTTAGGTAGGAAGCATTCCGAAGAAACAAAGAGAAAAATGAGTGCTGCGATGGCCGGGAAAAACAACCCTATGTACGGGAAGAATAGAATTTTATCTTTGGAGCATAAAAGAAATATAGGTCTTGCGGGGCTGGGGCGAAAACATTCAGAAACTACTAAACAAAAAATGAGTCTGCGCAGAAAGAAGTGGTGGGAAAGGAAACATGAAAATAATCTTATTTAGTGACCTCCATCTTAATGATTGGAAAAGTTTCGGTGTGGATAAAACTACTGGGATCTCCAGACGACTTCAAGATCAGATAAACGCGAACGAGCAAATTCTTACAATTTCTCAAGATGCGGCTGCTAATGTAGCAATCTGTGGTGGTGATGTCTATCATACACGAGTGAACATCCCTGTGGTTGCGATGAACTTCGTGGATGATTTCTTCATTCGACTAAGCAAACTCGCTAAAGTTTATCTAGTTCGGGGTAATCACGACCTTGTAGCAGACCAAATCTACAAGAAGCATTACGATGCCCTTAATCCTATCAATAAGACATCTCCTATTAAAGAACTTATCTTGAATGGGGTTCGATTCCGCTTTGTGGATTACTGTGAGGACGTTAATGCAGATGATATCAAGGGCTATGATGTAGTGGTGCTCCATAAGCAGCCGGCAATCTCTACAGATGCTGGGTTCAAATTCGAAGGTATAGACTACACGAAATTGGCTAAGAATAACAAGTGGGTTTTCTTTGGCCATTACCATACCAAGATGGTCTTGGGGGGCAAGGATGCAAACTGCTTTGTCATGGGTTCTGTCATACCATTGACATTCGGGGATACAGGTGAGCACGGTGTGTGGATCCTGGATACAGAGAAGAACACGGTTACGTTCAAGAAACTCAAGTATCCTGAATTCATTACTGTCAATACTCCTGAGGAAGTCAAGGATGACGGAAACTATTATCGCGTGATGCATGCGCTTACCAAAAGCGACAACGAGAACGTAGTCAGTGTCATTATCCCTGAATACTTTGACGAGCGGATTAAGTCAGCAGACTTCGGCGCTATAATGGATGAGTGGCTCAAGATCAATGAGAAGGACGAGTCCTATAAGAAGTTGTTGGATACTGTCATAGGATCAGAGCATATTGAGATTGAGAAGAATCTGTTCAAGGGCCGGCTACGGCATGTGGTTATCGAGAATTTCATATCATTAGGCAAGATCGATCTGGAGATCCAGAATGGATTTACGTTGGTTACTGGTCAGAATGATCTTGGGGGCAGCAATGGGTCCGGGAAATCAAGTATCTTTGACGCGATCTACTGGTGCTTGTTCGGTGAGACAACCAAGGGACTGACCGGGAATGATGTTGTGCGCCGCGGGGCCAAAGACTGCACGGTCTTTCTGGTATTGGAAGACAGCCAGACAAACCGGTTCTTTGTACAGCGTACTCGGAAAGATGGACTGTCTGTACTCCATGGCCCGGCATTGGATGCTGCCACTGATCTGACTGGTGGGCTCCGCCAGGCTGACAGGCAGACCAGGCTTGAGCAAGAAGTACTGGGGTTTGATAAGACTTTGTATCTGACTTCCTGTTACTTTAGCCAAGAGAAACTCCAGACCCTTACTGAGCTTTCTGACGTTGAGCGCACCAATATGATGACCGGGCTGCTTGGGTTTGATATTTATGAGCGGCTTTACGTTACCGTAAAAGAATATATCGATGACTCTCAGGACAATATCGAAACGTTGAAAACGCAGTCCCAGGTACTTCAGAATCAGGTCGACCGGACTGTAGTGGAATCGGAAGGATTGCGCGGGAAGATCGATCTAGTCCAGGAGACCATCAATGAGACCAAGAGTTTTATCAAGAAGACTCACGAAGAGATCGATGCGATCGTAGACAACCCGATCGATTTCGATGCTAAGTTGGCTGAGATTGCCGCAGCGCAGGATCGTATATTGGATCAGCAGCGGTTGGATACAGATGAAATGAACAAACTCAATACTGTGCTGATGGATTACTCACGCAAGATCGGCAGCCTGAATACTGAACAGCGTATGACTGAAGAGAACATACTCAATCTTGAGAGCAAGATCTCGAATGTCCGGTGCCAGACTCTTGGGGAACGCTGTGACTCCTGCGGTTCACTCATAACCCCAGAAAATATCGAATCTTACGCTGAGATCCAGATGATAGAAATCAGTAAGTTTCTGGCCAGAATGAAAGAGGTAGATGACAAGACTGATATTTTAGAAGAGGAGAAGAGGGCTGTTCAGGTCCAGATGGCTGAACTTCAGACAAAGGTAGATGACACGCGCAGGCAACTCTCCAGTTTCCGCAGCCAGGTCCAAGCGGTGAATAACGATAAGTTGAATCACCAGAGAAAAGAGATCCTGTGTAAGAGTGTAGACAAAGCCTTTGAGGGACTTGAGGATTACAAAACAAGGTTATTGGAATACGCGACGAAAGACAAGGAATTGCTGGATCGCATTGATAAGTTGAACAAAGAACTTGATGGCCACCATGGTGACCGAAAGGCCCTTGAAGCAGAGATGGAGAAGATGGAGTTCTGGAAGAAGGCCTTCTCCCCAGCCGGTGTAAAGTCGCTGTTGTTGGATCGATTCTGCAACGAGTTCAATCAATTAGCCAACGAATACATATCCACGATCAGTACCGGATCAATGAGCATCCTGATCCGGCCTACCAAGACGCTCAAGTCTGGTGAAGAGCGCAATAAGATCGGCATTGATGTCCGGTTCAATGGATTTACTGTGGCTTACGAATCTCTGTCAGGCGGTGAGAAGAAGCGCGTAGATATTGCGCTGTGCCTGGCTTTGAATAAATGGGTAGCGGTGCGGTATAAGTTGCCCTCAAGCGGATTGCTCGGGTTCGTTGTCCTGGATGAGATCTTCGCATTCCTTGATATGCTTGGCGAGGAAGCAATCGGAACGCTGCTGCATACAGAAGGCCAGGGCAAAGCAGTTTATGTCATATCGCATACCAATGAACTGAACAGTTACGCAGATAAATATTTCACAGTGGTAAAGAAGGACGGGGTTTCTTCTTTAAGGCTTGGTGAGGGAAACTAAGGAGAGCGTATGGAACAGATCAACCTGAACGCAGCGGAGTTGCTGGAAAAACTGGAGCACAACCTGGAACTGCATAAGAAAGTTTACAAAGAGACAATGGCTGCTTTTAAGGAGAACTACATTAAGAAGGTTACCAGCATGCTTAAGGATGCTGAAGATGATAAGTTTGAGTTCAATATAGGTCTGCAGAAGCCCGAGAACCATGAGCAAGATTACAAGAACGCGATTAAGATGGTGAAGATGGATTGCCGTGAGGTAATTATCTTATCCGAATCTGAATTCAGAACCTACATACTGAATCAGTGGAATTGGGTCCGTTCATTCCATATGTCTTATCTATCCAATAGTAGAGGATATTCTGGAATTTCCGGATTCAGTGGGTACTCGAGTGATGCACAAGAATACTTTGGAGACAGTGCGGACGAAAGTTAAATTCCTGTGGCTCAATCAGGGACTGCCTGGGGGGTGCAACTAAGCAGGTGCGGCAGGATGAACCGGTGTAATTCTGTATCGTGCGAAGCCCTCCGCCAAAAGGCATAGGCGAGCCTTCGATCGCTAAGAAAAGGAGAACCAAATGAAACTGACGTTGAAGGATATCAAGGACGCGGAAAAAGTGCTATCAGCAATCTTACTGACTCAGATCGAATTCAAGTTGGCGTATCGCATCGAGAAGATCACCAACAAGTTGGTTTCTCACATCGAGAAGATCGAAGACTTTCGCCTGGACCTGGTTAAGAAATACGGCGTGCCTGAAAAGGACAAGGATGGTAAAGCGACCGGGCGGACTTCAGTGCCTCCGGAGAAATACGAAGAGTTCAATGCGGAGTTCATTAAATACCTGGAGCAGGAATCTGAGGTTGACGCCCAGGCAATTCCTTTTGAGTTGCTGGAGAACTCCGGTATCAAGGTATCACCGGCCGATATGACGGTTATGAAAAAGTTCATTGCCGAACCAAAGAGGACTGTCACAGTATAAAGGGGTAACTATGCCGAAATGTCCAGAATGCGGTACAGAGACAGTAGAGATAAAGGATGCTGACTGGGAACAGAACAAACTCGTTCATACATTCCCGGTCGACTCCAAGATGAACGAGAGGCTGAATAAGTACAATGTTCCGTTTCGCTGCAAAAGTTGTGGTGGATTGAAGTTTCCGCTCAAACTTACCCTGGATAGGGTTGCAGTATTCCCGGATCCAGTACCGGAGAAGATCGGATCTATTTACATACCGCTTCCGGTGCAGCATGCATACCAGAATGAATACGGCGTTGTTATGGCAGTGGGCCCTGGGTATGTACATAAGACGCGGCAGTGCTTCATTCCGACTGAGGTCAAGGTTGGTGACCGGGTTGCCTATGATAAAAATATCATGGGGAAGTTGCCAGCCGAAGGAAGTGATGGTAAAATATATGAATTGAAGTTCATGGGAGAACAAGACATCCAGGGTATAGTAGAGGAGTAATATGGCTGAAGATGATGTAACATCGAATCTGCCTATCAAACCGCTAAGCCCGATGGAACGAGTACAGGTAGCGTATCTGACGCATCTAGGCGATGCATATATTATTTCAGAGAAACTGAACATGCCTGTATCTGAAGTAAAGCAGTACTTGAAACAAATCCGAGAATCCCAGAATTCAGATATCCGCCAATTGACGGCTGACAATGTAGCGATGTATGTTATCGCTGGGATCGAAATGCGGATGTACCATTTGAACAAGCAACTGGCATCATTAACAGGTAGAGATCAAATGTGGCGGTCAGTATGCTGCCGCAAACCAATAGAAGAAATTCCAGCAACACCCGAGGCACCGGCATTTAAGCGGTGCCTTGGTTGTTCTCGGGCCTGCAATGTCGAGTTAATCGACTATCCGACGATCTATCGGGTTCGAAATGAGACAATGCGCAGCATCCGGGAAGAGATAACCTTATATGAGAATACATTGATCAAACTGAAGATCGTTGAGTCTCCGCCGAAGTTCGTTCAGAATGTCAAACAGGATATCCTTGTTGTTGGCGGACAACCGCAAGACTACCTTAAACTTGGTCCTATGGAAATGGACCGGCTGCTTGGTGATTTGAAGAACGCTCTTCTGAAGATGGATGATGAGATTCATCAAACTGACGAAGAGATCGCTAAAGCCGAGAAAGCTCTGCAGGAAGAGGCCCAACGTGAACGAAGCACACCCATTGACATTGGAGGACCGCCGGAAACACCTGGAACAACTCCTAGCGGAGAAGGAACGCAGGCGCCGGGAACTCCAGAAAAAACAGTCTGAGCTCGAATATCATTGCTCAGATATTGAGCGGCGGCTTTTTACTGAGGCGCCCGTATCAGTCCTGGATTTTCTTGAGGATCCGAAATACTTCGGTGCCGTCACTCGTAATGGTTTAGATGTCTATCCGGTATGGAAACGTTCTCTGACCGAAATGTTCAGTGACGACTCCAAGACTTCAGTCGTACTGACTGGGTCAATCGGAACCGGGAAAAGCACCATTGCTTTATACGCTCTTTGTTATATTCAATACAGGCTGATGATCCTTCGGAATCCCTGGCAATACTTTGAGTTGGCTGAATCCAACAAGATGACTATCAGTTTCTTCAACCTGAACAAGACACTGGGAGACTCCAGAGGATTCAGCAAGATGCAGAGTTTTATGGTCAAGTCTCCTTGGTTCCGGGAACATGCGTCTCATATTTCAACGACTGTCCATGGGACTGAGTTAGAGTTTGCTCTGATCAAGTATGTCCTGGCCTCACCCAACTCACGCGGATTCGGCATCATAGGAGAAGACATAGTCGCGGGCATCCTGGACGAAGTCGATTCTCCTATCGAATCGATTAAGCAGAAGGAGAAGGTTCTTGAGACATACAACGCAACGTCATTGCGCTTCAAGAACCGGTTCGCTTCCAAAGGCCGGAGTTTAGGCAAACTCTTTATTGTCTCATCCAAGCAGGATGAACTGTCCTTCATCGAGACGTTTATTGCGGAGCGTAAGAAGTTCCAGGACGTAATGATCTTTGACATCCCGCTTTGGGAAGCCAAGCCGCAGCATCTGTTCTGCGGTAAGAGGTTTCCTGTGGCTGTCGGTGACTCATTCAATCCGCCGAAGCTCATTGACGACAGCCAGAAAGAAGAATACGCAAGGAACGGATACCAGATCATAGAAGTCCCGATTGAATTCCAGACTGAATTCAAGATGGACTTGATCCGTTCGCTGCGGGATATTGCCGGTATTACAACAGCCGGTGCGCGAAGGCTGAAGTTGTTCCCGTCAGAGAAGTTTATCATTGAGTGTTTTGATCTTACCAAGGTGGATCCAGTTAAGGTTCCGACCGTTGAGATCGGCCTGGAAGATGAAGTTAAGTTGATGTGGTTCTTTGATCTGGATAAGTTGCGGATGACTAAGGATGTTCCAAGGTTTATCCACATGGACATTGCATTCTCAGGTGACGCATGCGGCCTTGCTATGTCAGGCGTCAAAGAGTGGCGGCAGGTTATGGTGGAGAAGCCTGACGGCACATACATGAAGGAGATGTCTCCGATCATCGAGACTGATTTCGTGATGCGGATCAAAGCCCGGGAAGGCGACCGGATCCCGATCCACAAGATCCGGGAGTTCATCTTTGACCTGCGGGCCAATGGAGTCCACATCCAGAAGTTTACCGCTGACTTGCCACTTGCCTCCCAGGATACATTGCAGTTGCTGCAGCGCGAGGGTATCGAGGCAGAGAACCAGTCAGTGGATAAGACGAACCAGCCGTACTTTGATTTTAGGAACTTGATATATGAGAAAAGGTGGGTCTCCCACCGGCATCAGATGCTGCTGTTTGAACTCAAGCATCTGGAGCAGGATCCGCAGGATGGGAAAGTCGACCACCCGCTTAAGATTGCCGACATAGAATTCCTGGATGACGGCGGGATGCGGGAAGTGGTTATGGAAGGATCCAAAGACTGCTCAGACGCGGTGGTTGGATCAGTGACTCAATGTCTTTATAGTGTAAAGCGTCCGATGGACTTCGCTCTTATGAAACAGTTGATGGATAAGACAGCCAAGAAGCAGTTTGTGAATCCGGCAGAGGACATGCAGCAGACAGTCAGCCAGATGGCGAAAGATGCGCAGGGCAATGAGATCATAGGAATTAAGCGCAGGGAAGGGATCGACAAGGTTTCAGATATTTTCAAGAGGATCCATAATAGATGAGACAAAGGTGCCAATGTGATTCCCGAAGACTACGTCAATTTTTCCCTGGACAAGTGCAAACGGTTAATTAAGGAGTACCAGCAGAACAAGGACGTGTACACCCGAGATCTTCTTCTGGCTAAGTTTGACAAGTATCTGGGGTATCTGATTTATGGTTTACGCAAAAGGTATTCATACCTCAAGGAAGAGAAGCCTCAAGGCTTGTATCATACAGCGATCTTGGGGTTCTACAAAGCCCTGAACGTATTCAACTGCGATCTTCCATCGAACATGATCTTCTTTGTCATCCGGGCGTACGTTCGCAGTGAGTTGCATATGGTCTATGCTTACAAGACCAGAGAGATCACAGTCCCGGATCTGATCGTTCAATACGAGGATCTTGACTTCCAGCAGCAAGATCGAAAGACTGATGAGTTCCGGTTAGAGTGCACCGTTAGGTTGTTGATTGAGAGTCCAGTGCTTACACCGGTAGAGCGGGATCTGCTGAGAGGAATGTATTGTGATGGGCTGCCCAGGAAAGCCCTGGCCAAGAAGTTTGGATATTCAGAACGGAATGCCCGGTCGTACTTGGCGAAGGCGCTGAAGAAACTCAAGGTGTTGCTTATAAAGACCGGGGAACTACCAAGGAAAAAGAAAGATGGAAATAAGTCCACAGAAAATAACAAATAAGATCAAGAAAGANATTCGGAGGGAATTGGGGCCATCCGCGCAAGTTCGTGAAGCGGCACACCAATATACCGGATCCTCTATTCCCGGATCCGGAAGGCCCAGTCAAGATGAAGTCTCTCAAGAGGAAGCATAAGCATGAGCCGAAACCATACCCAGGCCATTGCTGTCCGTTCTGCGGGAAAGAACTTCCGATTGACGAGACGAAAACGCAGAAGTATTTTTTCTTTNCAGAACGAGTAAATACGTGTCCGGTGTGCAAAGCATATGAGGTTCCGGAATGCCCTGCATGCAAAAGGAAGACATGGTATGATCCGGAATCCAGAATCTTCAAACACCAAGGAGTATTGGGATGTGGTTTCAATGGTTTACGGAAGTTACNTGGAGGGATCTGATGGATACAGTCTGGGAATATGTTTTCGTAGGAGGTTTAATTCTTATGATTACGATCTTTGCGCTCGGGTTCTATTTTCTGCCGACATTACTGGCAGTATCTATGCACAATCATTACAAACTTCCGATCTTCCTGCTGAACTTATTTACTGGGTGGAC